CCCGAAGCGCAAGTCCCCGAGACGCAAGTCCCCGAGACGCAAGTCCCCGAAGCGCAAGTCCCCGAAGCCCAAGTGCTCGCACCGAACTCGCCCGAAGGGGTGGAAGTGTAAGGAGACAGGAAAACTCAAGCAGCCGTATAGAGATCACAAAACCAACCGGTGCCACTATTGCTATGCTAAAAAGAAATAGGTCACTGTCAAAAAAAATAAAGGAATGAATTTTCGCCGCCGAGAGTCTCCGGCGTCCGCCTGGACGCGCGCAAAGCACGTAGCCGTGAAACACTTTTGAAGGTCATCTTGTGTCTAAGTTTCTTTTTCTTCACGAAAAAAGAAACCCTCGTGCAAAGCGCGTCCCAGCGGAGCCGGGTGTCTCTACTCCTAACAATCGTCCCGTCGCCTCGATGTTTTCAAAAAACGTTTGTATTCGGTTTCAAAAGTCATCAGATCTTTCCCCCACAACTCTTTGGGCGTAATCTTATCGAGAATATCAAGCTCTTTCTGGAGCGACTCAACTTTAACTTCAAATGAAGCCGCTTTATCTTGCGACAAAAGGTGACCCGCCGGAATATCCAAAAGATATTGGAAAGAGCCATTAAGCCGTTCGATTCCTAGTGTGTCCAAAGCCCGAAACAGAGCGTCATCGGGCTGGAGCATGTCGATCGTCCGGTCAGCCACCGCTCGGATGAACGTGCATTTATTCGTAGCGATTTTCATTGCTGTAGTCCTCGACCGGAGGAGATACTTCAACCTCTTACCATAGAGATCGAGACGAACTCGACAGAATTGATAAAGAATATGTTCAGGACTCTCAAACGTATGCGGCACCCCAGTCGGATCAAGCGCGGTCAAGTTAGTCAAAGAGTGTTTCTGGCAAAGCAAATTCATATTCCCCGAAACCTGAACTGACGGAATAAAGTCTTTGGTAACCCGAAATTTAAAATGAATAGTATTAGGCGTATTATATGTTGAAATAGAAGTAATTAAATTCTTTTTCAACGCTAATTTTTCAAGATGTTCTTTAAACTTGCCCGTCCACAACCCGATGGGAAGTTCCCGCACGTGCCAATACCCATCTTTTTCGATCTGTAAAGACCCTTCAGAAGTCCAATATTTTTTATCTTTATGAATGATAATTGTCCCCTTATACCCCCGATACCAGGGCACAAGCGGAGGCCGGCTAACTTTTTGGGGCGACCGGAAGTACTCTCGAATCCAAGCAACAATGTCGAGGGGGTTATAAGCGGGAATAAACGTAGAAAAGCCGGAAGCAATCCCCCGAGACCCGTTGGCTAAAACTATAGGGATCACAGGAGCATAAAACAAGGGTTCAACATCGACTCCGTCTTCCACGACCCGGGGGAGAATCGTGTCGTCTACCTGCGGAAAAACGGAACGGGTCAACCGTTCCGGCGCCGTATAGATATACCGAGCTGCAGCAGCGTCCCCCCCTCCCTGGAGGCGACTCCCGAACTGCCCCGCGTTTTGCAAAAGCGGGATATTATTCGATCCTACAAACCCTTGCCCCATTTTAATAATGGTGTCTTGAAGCGAGACCCCCCCGTGGCGGTATCCAGTCCGCTCCGCGATAAACCCAGCGAGTTGATCGACCTTGGCAGGTTTAGTCATTTTTTTAAGAAAACACCCATAAAGAATTTTCCGCTGGGATTCTTTGAGCCCATCGACATAAGAAGGGAGCGCCCGCGTGATAGCCGTGCAATGGTATACAATAACGTGCTGGTTGATAAACGACGATAAAGTCATGTCGCCCTTGAATTGCGCTAACCCACGGGGTTCGGTGTGCTGACGTTTTTCGATTTCATCCAGGATCCATTTTTTCCGGAGTTGGCTAACGCTCCCGTCGAACCCCAATTTCAAAATCTTTTTCTCATTTTCGGTATTCTCCGCCTTGTAAGAAATCATTTTTGGGTTCTCGAACTCGTATTTAGCTTGTTGGGCGGTCATCGTCCCCAACCCTTTTATATAGAGAATCGACGATGGTTTCGACCCCGTATAACTGTCTTGCCATCCAATAAAATCAGGGGTGGAGTAAAAGTAAAGGGGGGGCTTGGTTCCAGTCTGCGTGACTTTGTTGACCGGGGTACTCATCGAGGAGAAAAACGAAGTCGACCGTTTCCACAAAGAAGGGTATTCGGAGGCAAAAAAATTAATAAGAAGTCCGCGGATATGGATTCCGTCATCATCTGCGTCGGTTAAAAAACAAATGTGCCCGTAGCGGAGCTTGTTGAACGCGTCGTCGGAAACGTAGTCTCGCCCGCGTTCGAGCCCAATGATGCGAGCGAGCGCCTGGACTTCTTGGTTGTCGTGGAGGAGTCGGGTCGAATTATTAGTCGCGTTTATAAACTTCCCTTTAATCGCGAACGCCCCGTATTTGTCGTGCCCATTCGGGAGTGTAGAAATGCCTGCCATTGCAAACGATTTCGCCGACTGCCCTTCGGTAATAAAGAGGGTACACGCTTTGCTCCGCCGCGTCCCCGCCCAGTTGGCATCGTCAGCTTTAGACCCGAAGGACATGTACCGTTTCCCGCTACTTTCCTTTCGGTTTTGGAGTCGCTGCGCTTTGTCTTCGAGTTTTTCGTACAACTGTTTTATAAAATTCCATTTGAAGATCCGTTCGAACCCCTTTTTATCGAGTTTGACGACGCCGGGAGTCGGCGACGCCAGGCGGTCTTTCGTCTGACTTTCGAAAGTCGGGTTGGTGAGCTCGCACCGGACGAATAACCCTACATAAGGGTACACTTCTCGCGCTGTTACTTTGAACTTCCCTTTCCGGGCATTGAATTGGCGGACAAAACTCCCTAAAAAAGCGTCGCGCCAGACTTTGACGTGCACCCCGCCCTCGCGGGTGTAAATTCCGTTAACAAACGAGACGTGGGTGAGGTCGGGAACGCTATCGTCATCCGGAATCCCGCCTTGTTCTACCAACACAGCTTCGTCTCCGCTAGGCGCGGTCATCTTCATGGTAGAGGCGCCGGGAAAGTAGAGCGCCGCGTACTTTTCGAGAGTGTTTAGTTCGATCTTTTTCCCGTTGAAGACGACGTGGAGCCCGGTGATCATGGCTGTATCGTACGCCAGTTTTTCGAACACGCTTTCGAGATCATCGTCTAGCGCAGGATAGTTGAAATACTTAAAATCGGGGATGAAGGAAACTTGGGTGTACCCGGTTTTGCGGCGGTAAGACGTCTGGGTCGGGGCGTCGCGGACGGTTAAATTGTCCCGGTAGGTAAACACGCATTTTTTAGCAGTCGTCGGGGACGCGTGGTCCACCTGGAAAAAAGAAGAAAAAACGTTGGCCGCCTTAGCCCCCATTCCGTTCCGCCCTGAGGTTTTGCGGTCTTCCTCGTCGTCGTAGTTCGTTCCGGCCAACATGTATCCGAAACACAGTTCGGCCGGGTAGAGTTCGTCTTGCGTGATTTTTTGCGTAATCGGATCGGTGTACGCGTAAACAGATTTCTGGGTAGAAATAGCGGCGCCATCGTTCCAGATTGAAATGAGTCCCGTTTCCCGGGCTAGCTTTATTTCGATTCGTTTCATCGGAATCCCCGCCTTCGCCGACCGCCACTTGTTGTCGATGGCGTTCGACAGGATTTCAACGAAAACCCGGACAAGTCCCGGGTTGTACTTGATCCGGCGTTTTGTAATCGACGCCGTCTTTTTGTCGAAGACCCATTCGTATGTAAGCGTCGTTTTGACGGAGCCGATGTAAACATCGGGGCGTTTCAAAGCGTGTTCGAAAGGGTTCAATCGTTGGGCACTTATCATATTTACTTTTAGTAGTATAAAAGGTATATAGGTATACAGGGTTTCAATTTTTAAATTGTATAGGATTAAAATGTAATAACATGTTATTATTATTCTTTATAATAAAGAAAAGAATAATGGCAAGGGAATCATCATCACCATCTGACTTGAACGACCTTCGCCAGATGAATTGTTCGCGTTGTTACACCGGGAAGCGGTGTATCCGGTTTGCATCGAACTGCAAGTGGTCCGACGGCTACGCCGAGTTATCAGATCACGCATGCGATGTCGACTTCGTGTTTGTACCGCGTAAATATGGGGGAATATTTCGAACCAATTCCGAAAGGCTATGCAAGAAGAGAAAGAATTGCGAACCTATAAGGGATTGGATCATTGAGAAGAAAATCGATCACGACGCTGAGGGATACAGGTACAAGGAGCCCGTACCGATTTGCTCCAAGGACACCTGCGATACTGATGGTCAGCCGACTGATTTCCCCTACATGTATGCTTTTGAATCGCAGTCGTCGAGTTTGACTAAACTGAGCAGCAATCACCGTCTTAAGACACCAGCCACTACTTTTATTGTAAAAATCGGGGTTCCCGCACACTATACGCTCGCAATTATCGATTTAACCGAGTTTTACCAGATTGACAGGTTGCCCATAACCATTGAATATTTTGACTCAGGCGGAACGTACACAAACATAAAGGGGTTCGAAGAGGGCCATATTCTTGGTCGATGGAGGCTTCGCGAAAACTGTGCCTTGGGCGGAATCGAAAAGCCGGAAAAATCGGATTACCTCCTCGCAGGCATCTGTAGATTTTTAATGAAGCGCCTTACAGAAAGCTTAGTACCTGATGTTACTAACATAAGCTTTAGGCCAGTTAACCTTCTGGATTTACAACTACTACGACGCAATATATATTGCCAAACCTGGGTTTTATTGTACGTTTATTTTCGATTTGTGTTAAATTACGAATTACCGAGTATGGTAAAGGACATTCAGAACAAGTTTGATTCTCATCGTTTAGGGTATGACGCTGAGTACAGAGACAAAATGGTTGCCCACATCCTTTTTGAATTAATCGGTTTATTTCAAGAGTATTTGGTCAATTATCCCTCCTCAAAGGATCAAGTTGTAAGAACAGTACCCATGCGGGACGGCGCCACTTCCCTAGAGGCGTTTAAGAGACGAGTCTGTCATATAAATGGAAATATGCAAATATTAATCAGTGATTTCAACAAGTGCGGCGTACCCAGAGAGGCCAATTTCAATCACCTCAATGAAATCGATAAGCTAATTAAATCCTATCAAAACCAAACTCATTCAACCCTCTCTGGACATTTTTTGGCAGACATCAGAGAGGAGGAAAAAAAAGAGAGATCTTGGGGGGAGTGCCTGGAATACGGGAAGGAGGAGGCTGAGGAGGATGAAAAATTAGTAACCAAAAAAAAACGACAAGTGAAGCAGACGAACGTAAGTGATAAGGACGCATTTGAAATTAATTGGCGAACCAACCGAGTTAAGCGATTTTTATCCCGACAAGAACAAGATAGGCGAAAATTGGTCGATGAGTGGCGCCGTGGTCGTTCTGAGAGAATAGATATCTCCTGAAATATTATACACACATAATGATATTGTACAAAAAAAGAATTATTATGCGGAAATTTAAACCTGTTCGATCGAGTGCAACCACCACCTGAAGTCCCTAGATTGGAGAGCAACCGTTTCTCTCCACCAGTGTTGCGTAACTTGAAAGGGTCAATTTTCGTGTTAGCACAAACACGAAAATTCTTAACCAATCTAGTCTTCAAGGCGTTCGACAATACGCTCTTTATATTTAAGAAGCGTGTCAATAAAAAACTGATACTGTTCTTTGACATTGGAATCGTATTTCCCCGACAAAATCGTCTGAGACGAGCTAAACACAATAAAAGTCATATGTTTTTCAGGCTTATCTTTAGCCTTTTTGAAAAAAAGTTTGTCAACGGGGATGATGTAATGGGATTGTTTCGAAGGAGTCTCAAGAAGAGAACAGGGACAGACACCCGGGTTGCACTTGCACGTGGGGGTCTCGACGCCAGAAGGAGTTTCGACCAAAGGGTACACCAAGCAGTCATAAGTAAAATTTTTAGGTTTGGACGTAAACATTTTGATGTTGACGTTAGTTTGCCCGGTGGGTTCGAATTGCGAAAGTGCTATTTTATCCGAAAATTGTGTTTCATTCATCAAGAGGTTCAAAAGGGTTCGGTTGATTCCAAACCCAAGATTAAAGCCAACGTTCCGCATAACGACTTCAAAAATAAAAAAGGGGCGTTCCAGACACAGGTGAATATTCCACGAATCGGGGGCAAGGCGGCTCCACAGAGTCGCGACGGCCGTGATCGCGTCTTCGTTGTTTTTGCACCCAGCAATTTTAAGAGAATTTTTGAAAAGCATGATATTTATATAATGGTCTTCCTTCAAAAAAAGGATAAGCGTGGTCTGATTAAGAAAGTTGTCAATTTTTTTCCGTCCGATCGTTTGGGGCTCGTACGAGCGCGAACACTTTTCGCAGTACCATTCCAGAGTTGACATCGGGCGATCGAACCCTTCAACGTCTTTTTTGACAAAGATTGCTTCGACTGTTTTAACCGATTTCCCTTTAGCGTTAAGGATTTTGCATCGAGGACACGGATATTTTTTCATTTTACGTAAATTTACTCCTCTCAAGTACTTTTGGTAATGCATACTTACAATAGAACCCGGAACCCCTCGAATGTTCTTCTTATCAATAGTTTTACATTTTTTGTGTGATGATAGTGTAGGCTCTTCAACTTTGACAGTGGAAAACACTTTATGAAGGTCGAATTCAACGTTGGTGTAACACATAATAGTTTTCGTCGAAGTTTTCAAGTCCTCAAATGGCGGAGGTAACGTAATTTTTTTTTCGGTCATTAGGGAATGCTATATTTCAATATTATTCTTTAAACAAATTTTATTTTTCATTTTTTAAACTATATTTTTTAATACTATTTTTATAATGTGGGTGAGGTGTATTATATTGATCATATTGATTATAATGATTTTATCGTCCATTAGTATCTGCATATGTATAGGCCTAAGTTCAAACAAGATTCAAAACGAAAATTTTCGTAAAGAACAAGAAAATAGTCTACAATTTTTTAATATGAATCTTCCTTCTATTAAAGAAGAGTTTTCTGAATTGGTGTTTTCCTGTCCTGATTCCGACAGGAATGGTGGACCTCTTAAGATTGAAATATTAGGATCATATTTCGACGTGTTCGACCCTTGGGGGCAATGCAGTCCCGAACCGATCGATATTATTGTTCAAACTTGCAAACAAGATGCAGAAAAGAACCAAGGGTTGTGTGATAACATCGTCGGAAGTATCGAAGAAGAAAATGGCGTGTTGGCGCAATGGTATCGGAATATAATTTGCGGAACCAAGTATAAAAGTGGGGCGGGGTACGGAGGGGAAGTAAATAATAAGACAGACAACAACACCGAATCTTATGGTGGATCAGATTATGTGTGTCGGTTACAAGACACGACTCCTTTCCTAGCCGCGAAATGCAACGGGAAAAACGAATGCAGGATAAATTTGGGGAATTCTACCGAGGTGTCCCACGTATTCGGGAGTGTCCCGTGTTACAATTCAACGAGCGGAGTTCCACTCAAAATGGAGGATGCTGGGTACACGCGCCTTCCGAGTGACCAAACAGGCGTTAATGATACGTCATTTCAGCAAGGGTATGTAGTCAAAGGTATATATCGGTGTGTGCCTGAGTAAGTAGTCCTACTCTCTATCCCCATCCAACGGAAGTAGGACAAGCTCCTCGCCGTCACTTTCCGACAGAAGGTCGTCCAACTGAGTCGGCTGTTCTCTATATTTAAAGTTGGCGGCAGTAAGAAGTTCCAAATGTTCGTCTTGAAGAGGTTGAATGGACCCCCCGTCTTTCGGAAGAATTCCGAACGCTTCTTTAGAATTAGGCGAAACACATATCCGAGTATGGGAGTCGAAGTAGTAGCCGTCTTCTTCAACAAAATTAAACTTCTTTTCTAAGGTTTTTTTCTTCCAAATCTTTTTGGCTATACTTTTCTCTTCACCCTTCTTTCGAAGCTGGGTCTTTTTCGTATAGATTTTAAGATGGTTGTTACAGTACCATTTATCGTCGTTGCTGTCGGTCGCCCTCTTTCCACAAATTCGGGGATTTACTCCCTTGATTGAATGGACACATTTCTCTACCCCCTTCTTTTGTGAAGACCGCGCAGCGGTCACCGGACCGGGGGTCTTCGGCGATGGCGTCCCGGTCGTCAGGGTCGGCGCAGCCTTCGGTGGATCTTTCGAGACCGGGTGTGGCGATCCAGCCGGAGCCAGCCTGGCGTCGCTTTCTCGCGACGCCGATCGTCGAGATGGGGCGCGTTTGATCTGGCGACACCCGAACTCTAAAACATACGCGATTTCGGATTCCGAGAGATTGAAAGCAGAGGCTAAGTCGTTCACCTTGCTCCCAAAATAATCGTCGACATACTGGTCAAGAGGGCTACGAAGAGTTACGGAGAGTTGCATCAGAGGTTCTATAAATATATTTCTCCCAACTTTAAGTTTTTTTCAATTTTTGTTAAATTTTTTTGCTCGTCTCTTTAAAATGTCGCAGGACAACCGAAACAGATGGGTTTCCCAACAAAACCGACAACTAGATATGATGCTGTTGAATTCTTCTCAATTTACAATCCCCAAACAAGCTCCGGGTCGGTTAACCGGCTGGGATATTATTTTGTTCATTTGGGCCGGTTCTATCGATCCGTCTCGCTATACCGTGGTTGTCGAATCGCTTGACACGGCAGGTGCTGTGTTCCGGTCAATTTCAAAACTAGCAGCGACAGTGGAGCTTCCTAGCGTAAAATTCGGACCTTACGCTCAAATTGGCGCTATTCCGGATTCGGAAGACCTCCCGGCATTTCACGGGAGGCTCACCCGGGGCGGGACGTACTACCTTCCGGATACCAAAGGGCAGAATGGAATTTATAGCTTACGCCAATCGGGAACTCATATTTCGTAATAAACTAGGTACTCTCATCATGTATTATGTTTCTTCTTTTTGTAACCATTTGCTGTCTTATGTTGCGGGGAGTATATGATGTTCTGAAGTTTGTGTTTCTGACTTGGGTTTACCGAGGACGCGGGAAGACAAAGGAATCTATGATAAACATAAAGACGGTTATTCCGCTGGATACTGTTTGCTCTATTTGTTTGACATTCTTACATCCCCATTTCTTACATTTACCGTGCAATCACGCTTTTCACGGCGAATGTATTGATCGGTGGTTGTGGAACCAAAATACATGTCCTTTGTGTCGCACCGTCCTTTAATCTTTATCAAATTTCTTATTTGGACAAATAAGAAAACAAAATTGAATTTATAATTAATCCACACCAAAGAAAAACAAATGGCTGGATTCTGTGAACCGTTTGGCAAGAAAGATGTTCCGGATACGTATCAATGCAAAACCTGTAAAAAATGGTTTCCTAATCCTGCATGGTTAAAGACCCATAATCGCATGTATTTGGGAGATACCACCCACGAAGATAAAGAAAAAGATAGTCTGGTAGAATGGTTAGAATTTCACACAAGATACAATTTAGCTGTTGGATGGACTAACCCAACCACAGTAGAAGATTATTTCGAAGTAAAAGAATGGATTGAAAAGATCGACCCCAATGACTCCGAATATAGAAAAATATCACTAAATTTCATGCAGATGGCATTAGACATGAAAATTCTCAAAGACACTGAAGATCCATTTGACCGTGAAAATATTAATGCTATTGTTACCGAACACAACTCAAACTTGGATGAATTATATACATCTAAAATTTGGGAAAAAATTGGCGCTCTGCGCCAATTGGATAGATCACTACGTGATCCAATCACTACGTGATCATTCTTCAGCACTACATTCCCGAAACGCATGGGCCGTGTTTATCAAAACACCCTAGGTTAGGACCCCCTTTGCACCCGTACATCGAGACGCAAAACCGATCCAACTGGCACGAACCCTCCGAATCTTTACACCTCCACCCGTTGTCTAGAATACTATAAGAATGCAGTTTGCATTGGGGATGTGCCATACACGGTCGTTTAGGTACTTTAAACGTTTCCAACGACGTACCAATCAAAAATATAACAAACGCTCCAATAATCAAAAAAAAACCGAGAAGAATACAATCCATTTTTCTTTCTTAATCAAACGAAAGAAAAATTCTCTAACGAAAATCAAGGCTAATCCGTTTCTTCGCCTAATTCAGCGAACGCGCTAGAAATGTTCGCGTCGTTTTTAGTTTTCACAAGTCCTTCCAAAAGAGAGCGAAACTTTATTTTCCCTTCACGTTGCGAAACAAAAACCGGTAAAGCCGAGTGAGAGTCAGCAATAAAAGAGAGTTTGACGCCGACATCTATTAATCTCGAATAGATTGGCGCTTTCCGAAAAAGACCAAATTGTTCACACGTTCCTATAAGTTCTAATTTAATATCGTCTTGCTTGACCCAATCAAAAACAAAATCTTGATTTACTTTATCCACTTCCATCCGAACGACTCTTTTCCGTCTAAGCCCAAGGTCTATCAACTCGCGGCTAAAAGGGATCAAGGTGTCGCCAAAGGTGACAAGCCAAAGTCGTTTGGGTTTTTTCTCCCCGTACGAATGCTGCAAAACGCTCCCGGGATAGTATACATTGTCTCCGAGAAGATCTTGGGCTTCGTGGATATGTCCGCTAATAACAGGCGGGTAGGTTAACGACCATTGGTCCCCATCGGCACTCACCACGGCGCTCATCTTACATCCATGAAATTCTTGGTGGGCAAAAATACAGTCAACGTCGACTTCCCAATGAAATGAACTCGTAGACTCAAGAAGCGTATCAAGAGCCTTTGTAAACATCCCGTTCGGGACATAAGGACACATTGCAAATTGAAAATTCTTATACGACACCGTAATAGGCTTGTCCACAACGGTCAGATTCGGCCAATATTTGTACGGATTGAAAATGTGATTGTCAGTCAAGAATTGTTTGTGATTGATCAGATCGTGATTCCCGATAATCAGATACGTGGGTGCTATTCTCGAAAGTTGGTCCAAAAACTCAAAAGCGAGCTTATGGGGTTGGACGTGGACAAGATTATGGGTATCGAGCGTGTCCCCTAAACAAACAATAAAATCGGGCGCCTCAGTCCGAGCGCGTCCGACACAGGCTTCAACAAATTCGGAACCTTCTTTGAGTCGGTTGTGTTTGAAGTGAGTATCGCCGATTACGAGTACACGGACATTTTCGCCCATTTATTCTTTATTTTAACGTTTTTCTTCTTTTAATATATGAAATGAAATCGTCTTTTACGACGACTGTTTGGATTGGTGGATTTCCCACCCCCTACGTTTTCTATTATCGAAACGCGGCGCAGAGAGTTGTACCCGTCGAACTCCAATCGTTCCGCCCCGACCCCGTACATTACTTGGGTCAAAATCGTTCGTATCAAGGGACTCTCTTTTTTGAAAGCGACAACTACACCTTAAAATTTCTTCGAAAAGTTGTCGTTGCTATAAATGGAAACTTCGTTACATTTTATCGTTTTTGAATGAATTAAAATACAATAAAGAGAAGATATTTTAACTAAAGACTTAATGTATAAACCTTCTCGAAGAACAATAACAACAACTCAACCAGAACCTTCCTTAGTGATTAAGGTAATTTTAACTTCGGGGGGAGCCAAACTTCCTAGGAAGGTAAAAAATGCCCCCAATACTCAAACCTTAACTCTTATTAAGAGAAAAGGGGTGGAAGAAGATGAAGTGGGTAAAGTGACGGTCTTCGAGGTGGGGTTGTATTTCATTACTCCCCCCCGTGTACAGCTTCAGCTAATAGCATCGCCATCTCTTATTGCGCACGGATATATGGTATCTTCCGGGGTAATGGCAGTTCCGGACAAAAAAACTTTTACTATTCAGCTCTTCAAGTTTAGAGAAGGTCCAGATTTAGAACTTCCCTATGAAGGGATCTATTTGACCGCTTTACAATCACCTTCTATTTATTATCAACGTTCTCTCCCGATTAAAAAACCCATACCCTCTACCTTTAATATAACGCCTGAGATGGACTCCTCTCATTCGTTCGACGACTTTAATCAGCAAGACATAAACACTTTGTCTTAATTTATTCGAGAGTAATTCTTTTTTTTTTAAAAAGAATTTTACACACTAACGAATGTCTGACGGCATCATTTTATGTTCTCTAGGAGTCTTTTTCCAAAAGTGTCAATTCGATCGATCGGTCACGCGATTGTTCATTCGGCTTTTTCTTCTTCTTCATGGTGTATTCCACACGTCGGGCATGATGGTTGGTCCATAGGTACCGCCTCTGCTATTTCATAGTTGATAATATCTAGAGAGACCGGAACACCGGAAAGATCAAATCCTTCACGAATATTTCTTCGGTGCCTGTCAATTGCCTTCGGCTTCTTTTTTCACTTTTGGAAAATCGATATATTTCATTATATCTGCTATACATATAGGTTCAGAAGGATTTTCTTTTTTTTTTGCTGCGATCCAGGTTTGCGCTTGTTCTTTTACAAAGTCATAAACTTCTTTATTATTATCCTTTAATGGAATAATCTTTTGCATTTTGAGTAAGCCAGAAAGCTGCGCCTTAACATTCTGCAACACCAAGACCGGTTCGCCCTCAAACTCTTCCTGCGTAATCATATTATTGGTTACAAGATATTCCAAAATTTGTGGTTTTCTTTTGAACAGTGTTTTAAAATTTTGCAAAGAAGACGGAATAGTAAACGCGTTATCACCTCGTAAAGGCCTATACCCTTTAAACATATACGCTTGAAACGCAGTTTCAACTGACTCAAGTCTAATTTCATCATATCCCAAATAATTGGCAATTTTATCAATTAAATCGAGTAAAATTCCACCAACTCCGTATTGAGCACAGATTACATCAATATATAAATAACATTTTTTAAAATTTATAGCAGCATACGCGCAAGTTGAAGCAGAGGACTCTACCTCGCTATCCCATATCATTAAAATCATATCGCTGTCAAAACTCAGTAATGCATACATCCAATCTAGATCTACACTAGACATATTGGACCGACAAGTAGTACGTACAGCTTGGCTCCATAATTTATACATATCGTCTCTTTTGAGCTCGGTTCTAATCTGGTCTAAGATATCTTGCTTCACTAATCCGCTTTTGCAAAAATCTTCTAGACAAAAAAATTCAGGTCTTGTTCTCGTATGTATAAAAACAACATTACAATTCGAATGTTTATATTTATCTACATAGTCGGTGGTCAACTTTAAATCTACGAGAGAGTCCTTCTTTTCTAAAGATTTCATATCGTCTTTCTTTGACTCATCGTCAGCTCGAGACACCGCCCTATCCCCTGCGGCTGGGCGTTTCTCTTTTATTTTATCTTCTATGGACTGTATATAGCTATTAAGGTTCTTTTTACTCTGTTGTCTTGTTTCTACTATATTGTTCCATTGTTCTCTCCTTTCTTCATTATACTGACAATAGAGGTAATTACACAGCTGAGTTTCATTGTTATAAAAGTTTTCATCAGTTTTGCATTTCAGACACGCCGCCGACTTCTGTTTCCGAAGAATATCCTTATCATCTCCGTCGGCGTCTTCATCATCTTCGTCGTCTTCGTCGTCTTCGTCGTCGTCTTCGTCGTCGTCATCTTTTTTCTCTTCTGGTGATAATTCATCCTTATCTTCGTCTTCATCATCTTTTTTCTCTTTTGGTGATAATTCATCCTTATCTTCGTCGTCGTCATCTTTTTTCTCTTTTGGTGATAATTCATCCTTATCTTCGTCTTCATCATCTTTTTTCTCTTTTGGTGATAATATTTCTACCTCTTCTAGAAACAATTCATCATCTTTTTTCTCTTTTGGTGATAATATTTCTACCTCTTCTAGAAACAATTCATCATCTTTTTTCTCTTCATCATCTTCTACAATCGATTCTAGTTTTATTTTGTCTCGTAGATTTTTCTTCCGACAATATCCTTTGGGTCCAAATTTACATAAATGAGGCTGATTGTGACTAAAATTTAGATTACACTGGTTAGTTTTTTCATTTATACCGCATACCTGACAAGCCACCTTTTTTGAGGATCTTTTTGGAAATCGTGCTAATTTCCTCTTCCATTTGGAATTTTTGTTAATTTTTTTATATGTAACACCTCCAACTTTTATAGCACGACCCGTTTTTGGATTGCAGACATAAGTTGTCATTTTGTTTATTAATAACAACTTTATTATATATATTTTCTTTGCTGATTCGGTTGAAATTGGGAAACCCAGTTTACGAAAGTTGGTCACACTTCCATGGTCATCTAACCAATCAGCCCACTCGAGTATCGTTCGACCGCTGCTATCTCATCTCTATCATGAAAATCGGACGGGTGGGCACTCGCTAAAAAATTTCAATAATAAGTTTTTTATTATGACGCATTGCTCAATACATTGGACTCCGCCGACCATAAATTGGAGGGACCTTATAATCAGACTCTTCGAGTCTCCACTCGGTGGTACGTGATTGGATCACGTAGTGATCTGATTTACTCCTTCTAGAAGAGCCCGAATAGTTCCGA